CAGATAATCTATTAATTGAATTCATCCACTTTTCAAAAGCAGAACGAATTGAGAAGTCAGTATCGTTAATAACTGTGATAGTCCACGTATCGAATGTTCTATCTCCTGCTATCTTTAAGATTCTTCCTCTAAAATTAACATCTATTGGAGTGATATTGGAAGCAGGTAAAGCTGCTGCTTTTACTAAGAATCTTGCTTTGTCCTTCACATCGTTGTCGATTGCAATTTCCTCTGGAAAAGCAAGTTCGACTTCAAATAGATTCGGTCTAGCACCACCACCAACTAACTTACTTTTAAAGTCAGTAATTCTTCTTAAAGGTGGTCTGTTAAATTGGGTTGCCATTTTTTTTAATTACCTCTAATTAAACGTTACCGATTACTTCTTCAAATGATACACCTGTTCGTGTAGCAACGAAGGTTAGACCGATGAAGTTAATTGATCTTGCAGGTTTAATGAATATATCTGCGATAAATTCATTATTATCTATGATAGCACCAGTGTTATTTGTTTCATCACAGATAACTCTGAAATCAAAGATTCCTCGTTTTGCCTGTACATCACGAAGGAATGGTTCAACAATGTTTACAAAATTTGTTCTTGTAATCTCATCGTTGAATTCAAACATCTGATCCCTTGCAGCAGCAGATATTG